ATTTTTCCAGCTGCTGGTAGCTGGTGAGCACGTCTTTCGGGGCTTTCCAGCCCTTGTTTTGCACCAGGCCGACAGTCACTTCGTCGGCGTCGGGCAGCCAGTCGATGGCCGGCGCGGGGGCTGCGGGCGCCGGGGTCGGCGCTGCCGCGGCGGGGGCCGGTGCTGCGCCTTGTCCGCCGTCGGCGGGGGCTTCGAAGGTCATGTGGTTTCCTTACTCGGCTGCGGTGTCGGACTGGTCGCGGCGCCGCAGCAGTTCGCCCGCGTCCAGGTTGATGTACTTCTGGACGCGCAGCCACACTTCGCGCCGGCCTTCCAGCACGGCGTGGATGCGCGGATCGGCGTGGAAGCAGCTTTCTTCGGCGCGGCAGAAGGCGGCGAGGTCGGCCAGCACCTTTTCGGCGACTGGCCCGGCGAACGTCCGCTTGTAGGCATCCTGCCGTTCAATCACGATGTCGGCTTCACTGGCCATTCGCACCCGCCACTTTCATCACAGCCGCAGCGCCTGGCAGCGCCTGCGTGAGCTGCTGCACCTGCTTGTCCTGGTCGCGCCCTTCACGCATGGCGGCGATCGCCGCAGCGTCGCGCAGGAAGCGCGTCGGCATGCCGTTGATGTCGGCCACTTCAGGGATGATCGCATCCCAGTCGAACGGGTCGAGAATCGACGGGTCCTGCGCATTGGCCGCAGCCTGCACGGCGAATTCGATCGTGCGCATGGTGCCGGCCGCTTCTTCGGCCTTCTGGGCGCGCGACAGCGGCGACTGGTACACCACGTCATATTCGGCCATGGCCTGCTTGACGATCGGCGGCATGGGCGGCAGCAGGCCGGCGCGCGCCAGGATGTCCAGTTCGCGGTGAATCATGGGGCCCAGCGCTTCGGACTGCTGGCGGCCCATCGTCGGCGACAGCAGCGCGCCTTTTTCGCGCGCACGCTCCAGCACTTCGGTGGCCGTCATCTGCGGCGTGTCGACCAGAATCTGGAACAGCGTGACCAGGAATGCGTCGTTGATCGACTCGCGCTTCTCGGCGGTCAGGTCCTTCGCGAAAGACAGATTGCCAGTCGGGAGAGCGTGAACCAAAGGGCGACCGTCAGCAGACACACCGCCGTAATTAATGGCCCCCGGCTTGAGACTGAAGCTGTCAAGCACACCGTCATCGTGAGCAAGCAGAACAGGGTCGACAACACGGTGCCCTTGTTTGAGCGTCGTCTTGTTGATTTCATTCAGCACCTTGATGTCGGGCAGCGCCAGCATCGCGGGGCTGCGGCCGTATATTTCGCCCGGCGCCACGACGTAGCGGCTGATGGAATACGGGAACGTGTGGTAGCCGCTTTCCTCCATCACCAGCTTCGATGAGCAGCACACGAAGTAGGACGCGAACGGCATGCCCTTCACGTCGAGCCGGCCCGGCGCGAAGTCCTCGCGCGGCATCACCGCGTGGATGAATTCGAATTCCTGTTCGGGGTTCTTCTCCAGCGCGTCGCGGATCTTTTCGTGCAGCTTGTCGGCGCCCCACTTCTGCGCCGCCTGGCGCGCGGTGAACTTGAACGGGCGCAGCGCCGTGTCGATGATGCCCTGGTGGTTCTCGGCGAAGAACACTTCGCCCAGGTGTATGGCGCGGTAGCGCGTGCCGATCGGCCGGCGGTGGAAGTCGTACAGCGTGTCGGTGTACATGCAGCCGGTGCCGAAGGCGCCGAGTCCCATGTAGATTTCGTGCTGGTTGGACGCGAAATTCGCCTGCGGCGCGTAGCGATACCGGAACAGGACGTCGTTCGCATCTTCGAACCACAGGCGCGCTGTGCGGTTGCGCGACAGCGTCTTGTCCATCGGCGTGAGCGCGTGCCAGCGCTGGTTGCGCGGCGTCAGCATGCTTTCCATGGCGGCCGCGAACTTCGTGCAGGCCATCGCCGCGGTGCTGTCGTACAGCTCCTGGTTCTTCTTCACGCCGGCGCTGGTCGTGCCGGTGAACGTCTGCGCGTGGGACGGCAGAACGCGCTGGGCGATTTCTTCCCAGTGCGATTCCCAGTTCCCGCGGTTGGACTTCAGCCGCCCGAGCCGGTGAACGATCTGCTGCGCGATGCCGTCCTGGCCGAGTTCCATCAGCCCCCCAGCAGCGTCTTGCTGGCCGTGGTGGGCGTGGACGTGTCGCCCAGGCCGCCTGTTAGCACGGTGGACGCCCGCCCGCCGGCAGCCAGCTGCAAGCGGCGCTGGCGATCAGCTTCCTGCGTCTGCGCCTGGATGGCGGGGTCTACCGCCGGGGTGGGCGGCGGGGGCGGCGGGGCCGGGATACTGGGTTTGCTGAATAGGCCGGACATAGCGGAAATCCGAACGTGATGTGATTACCGCAATGTACCACAGCGACAGATTGAATGCTAGAATGGCGACAATACGTCCCCGCCCTCTGCGCCCGGTCCTGTGTCGGTCCCGTACGGCGGGGATTTCTCTACCCCAGCACCGAATAATCCATGCCTTCGGCGACTCGGTTGCGCCGGCCGCCGCTGCGCGATGTCCTAGTGTCCGTGCGGGAAACCCTAACAGCGAACGTCAGCGCCAGTGCGTCGGCGTCGTCGGGGCTGTGGTAGCCGCGCGACTTCATCTTCTCCTTCGACTCCAGCATCAGCTTGTCGGACGTGCTGGACGCGAACCCGTATTCCGGCGCCGACAGGTCGTCCATCAGGCGGCCTTCGTTTTCGATGCACCCTTCGCCCAGCCAGTCGCGCATGCGCCCCCAGATTTCGGTGCGCTTGTTGCCGAAGCGGTCGTCGTCAGCCTTGGTGCCGAACTGCACTTCCACCACGCGGTAGCCGCGGTCCTTCAGGATGTCGACCACGCCGCCGCCGACGCCGCCGCCGTCGATCGCCACGCTGTCCGGCTTCGTTTCGTCTATCAGCTCGGCGATGCGGTTGGCGCTGTACACCAGGTCCATCGACTTCCAGCGGATCGCCGGGCGGGATCTTGCATCACGGCCTTGTCGCCACCGCACCACACATTCATCGTCGCCGAAGCGCGCGATGTCGCAGCCCATGATAAGCGGCGCGCCGCGGTCTTCCGCCGCCAGCTCGCGATTAGCGGCCAGGTCCACCACTTCGCGGCTGATGAACTGCTTGTCGCCTTGCTTCGGGAACTGGCCGTACACTTCGACTCTGGCCTCATCAGAGTCCGCGCCGTACTGGCGGATGATGCCTTCGTAGACCGCCAGGTCGGTGCCTTCGACGGTTCGGCTGTCGATGTGCTCGCCTTCCCAGAAGTCGCGATTACGGTGGAATGTTTCGAAGAAGGCGCCGGTGTTGCGTCGCGGGTTGGAAAAGCAGAACCAGTAGCGGTCGATCGTCGGTTCGGTGAAGAAGCCTTCGGACACGTCCCAGATCGCCTTCGGGATGCCGGACGCCTCATCGAAGATCAGCATGATGCCGTTGTGGTTGTGGACGCCGGCGAACGCATCGGGCGTTTCTTCGGACCACAGCTGGGCCTGCGCATAGTAGTAGCCGCAGTCCACCTTCAGCTGCTTCTTCAGCAGGTCTTCGAACCAGGGTGCGGGCTTCAACGCCATCGCCTGTTTTTCGAACCAGTGGCTGTTGATGGCCATGGCGTGCCACTTGCCGACTTCCGCCCACGTCCTCGACTTCAGCTGCTGTTCGTTGTTGGCCGTGACGATCGTGCTCGAACCCAGGCGCGTCGACAACATCCACAGGACCAGCCATGCGACTTCCGCCGACTTGCCGATGCCGCGGCCGGACGCGGTGGACTTGCGCAGCATGCGCAGCGCGGCCTTCTGGGCTTTGAGCATGTGGCCATCGCTGATGTGCTTCGCGATGCGCTTCAGCTGTTTCGTCTGCCACTTCCTGGGTCCGGTCTGATGTTCCAGCGGCGTGCCCTTTTGGCCCCATGGGAATGCGAACATGACGAAGGCGTAAGGATCATCGGCTATCGCCGGTGACCAGATTTCCGTCATCAACGCCTGTTCGGTCTTTGCGTCGTATAGGGGCTTGGGTTGGGTCATGCCTGCTTGTACCTTTCAGCCAGCCAGGCGGTGGCTCGCGCAACCTGCTCACGGCTTACCTGCGCGTTGTGCTCGAACGACCGAACGACGTGATCCAAAGCGCCGATCAGCTGCACCTCTTTGCAGGCGTTCTTGAGGATAGGCACTTCGACCGCTGCGGCCTGTACGGTGTCGAGGGGCATGGGGGTCCTTTTTCCAAAAATTTTCAAAAATTATAAAAATTGGTGCTGCCCTGTCCGTGAGAGGCAGCGGGCGCGCGGCGCCGGCCCGCCCCCGCCCCCACGCCCCCGCTCACGCTTTGGGTCCCATCCGCGGCTTCCGGCCGCGCTTCGGCTTCTCGGCAGGCGCGGCGGCCGCCTGGACCGCACGAGCTGTCAGGCTGGAGCGCGCCGGCGCAGGGGCCGGAAGCTGGGCGTTTGATTGTTTATCAGCGGGTCCAGTGGGAGAAACATCTACATAATCAACCACTTGCGGATCAAGCTCATCGCGCTGGTCGCATACTGGTCGCAAAGCGCGGGCGCGAGCGTCCTGCAACGCACTACCGATGTCGATGGTCTGCGTGACGTTGATGTCCATGCGGTCGCCCCAGTCGCGCGGGGAAACCTTGGACGCGAACCACTGGCGCGCCTGGATGCGGTTGCGTGCCTTCTGCGGGTCGTCCTCGCTGTCAGCGATGTGCACGATCTCATTGGCCAGGATCTCGGCGCGAAAGCGCTTCGCGTCCGCGTAGGCATCGAGCAGGTCGGGGTTCTTTTTGAGCGTTTCGTAGAACGCCTGCGGTTCCATCCCAACGTCTCGCAGGAAGTCCACCACGCTTTCCCCGTCGAAAACGGCCTTTATGCACGCCTTGCAGGTATCAAGCGCGGCGTTAGACACATTCGTAATAAGGGCGGATTGGCTCATGCAGGCGATCATACCCGAGTGATGTGATTTGCTCAACGCATAGCCGCAGCCTATCAACCTGAAAGCCGCAATAGTTTGCGAGTGTTGTGCAAACGGAAACATACGCCTGACAGCCCGATCGCCTTGAACCCGCTCAAGCGGGAACGCATACAACGCCCTTCGGGGCGTTTTTCATTTGCGGGCCCTGATGGACCACGGCGCGAGATAACCGGCTGACCGCCTAAGCCGCTCCACGTCGAACAGGTCTTATCTATAACCGGCCTCGGGCAACTAGCACCCCGAAACCCGCATGGTTACTGGCTTTTCTATATACTCTACTCTCTCTCTATATAGATATTAAGAGAAGGTAGTAAGAAAGACTGCGAAGTTGCGGGCGGCCATGCGGTATTCACATCACTCGCAATTTCGCATACAATTCTCACAGCCTGGCCCGACTTCGAAAATTAATTGCTCTCTCTGGAGCTAACGAGAAACTTTTTAAATCAAGGACTTATCGAAGGGCCGGCATCCATTCTCATCTACTTCAGGGGTATTTATGACCGACACCAAGGACTTGATGCTGGCGTATCTGCGCCAACATGGCGAGTTGACCGGGCAGGCGCTGTGCGACCTGGTCCGTGTTTCAACGTCCACAGGCTTCAAGCATCTGCGCGAGCTGCTGGCCGACGACAAGGTGCATAAGCCGCGCCATGGCCGCTTCGCGCTCGGCCCGCATGTGGCCCACAGGGTTGAATCGTTCTTCTACAACCTGGTGCGCACCACGCCGCATGCGTTCTGGGACGTGGCGTCGTTGCAGAAAGCCTACAAGGACGCGCACGGCCGCAGCTGGCCGAAGATCCTGGTGCAGCACTGGATGGACGAGGCGCGGCGCAACGGTGCCATTGAACGCGTCGACATCGGCAAGCGAAACGACCTGAAGCCCTATTACCGCTGGAACCCTGCGCACGTCGAACCCGCCGACCTCGCGGACCTGCTATCGTGAGCACCGACGACGCCATCTTGCGCGCCGAGTTCGCCCGCATGAACGGCCTGCCCTGGACGTGGGAGCGCGTGCCGAGTGGGAAACTGGGCGGCACGCGCGTTCGCATTCTGGACCGCAACGGCCGCGTCGTGATGAGCGGCAGCGCCAAGTCGGACGACGACGTGGAACTGCTGGTCCGCTCGGTGAACATGCGCGGCGAACCTTAAACCCCAACGAAAGGAAATCATGGAACTGAGCGAGCGTAAGCTGCTGGAGCTGGCCGCGAAGGCGGCCGGCATCAAAGGCCATTTTGTCGAGAAGTGCCCAGAGGACGGGCATCCGATTTATTCCTGCGGAATTAGCCGGGGCGCCGTCACCCCTTTGTGGAATCCGCTGACCGATGACGGCGACGCGCTGCGCCTGGCGGTGAAGCTGGGCATCGACATCATGGTGGACCGCGAGAACGGCAGCACCTGCACGTCGTTCATGTTCGGCGAGGCTGGGCTAAACACGTTCGAAAACTGGCCCCCAGAAATGGCCGCCACCCGTCGCGCGATCGTCCGTGCAGCCGCTCAGATTGGCAGCGCGATCGCCTGAAAAAGAAAAAGGGCCCAGAAGGGCCCATCTTGAGTTCCGCCCATTCGGGCTGATTTCAAACTGCAAGCAAGATCACTGCTTAATCCACGTCACCACCGACGCGCTGACGACCATCGCCGTTTCGGACTCGCCGCTGGACGGATCGAACAGCCGGTACTGTCCCGGCTCGTAGCCGTGCTTCAGGATGCGGATGGCCCGCATTCCCGTCTTGGCATATTCCACGATGGCCAGCCGGCCGACCGCCTCTGGCATGATGTAGTCGACCGGGCGGAAAAAGATCAGCCACCCGTCCCTGTAATCGTTCGTCATGTGCCGCACCGCCACCGTGCCTTCGGCCGCACCTGGCGGCTTCGGCGCGTGCTTTGGCCCCATGTTCGTCTGGGGGTGGATGACATGCTTGTCGTCCGCCCAGCCGACCAACGGCACCATTTCCAGGCCCGACTCTTTGGGCAAGTCCACGCCGATCTGCGCCAGCACATCCGGCAATGGGACGCCCAGGATCCGCGCCATCTCGGCCGCTTCATCTGCTGAGATAACCCGCATCCCCCTAAGCATCAGGGACACCGCGGATGGGTCCAGGTTCATCATCTTCGCCAGTTTGCGCTGGGATAGATGGCGGTCCGCCAGTGTGTCTTGGAACCACCGTGTGTTCACGGGTGATGCCGATACTTGAGTATTGGGCATTTCGAATCCCTGGTCCGTTAAATTGTGAAGCCATTGTACCTACCTGTTTCGTTTCTCGCAACATGCGAGCGATTAAGATACCTCAACGTTCGCAGCTGCACCAAGGAAACTGCCTTACTTATCCACCATGTGCATAAAAAACGACTCTTGACACGAGCTTTGGCTAAACAGCTTGCAGTGATGCGGAATTCGCAATACCATTGTGGTTAATTCGATTCTGTACGGGACCTAACACATGGGCACCAAGATTTTCACCGACAACGGCACCCAGGCCGACCGCATCATCAAGCGCTTCGGCGGTGCGCGCCCTTTGGCGGCAGCTATCCGCGAAGCCACTGGTAAGAAGTGCGATCCATCGCGCGTGTTCCGCTGGCGCATGCCGCGCGAGAATGGGGGCACGGGCGGCTTGATCCCAGGCGCCGCTGTACCTGGTGTGAAAGCGGCCGCGCGCCTGATGGGCGTATTGCTGCATGACGACGACTGGGCCCCGCGCACCATCCTCGAAACGGACCTGGCGCCGGTGCAGCAGGAGGCGGCGTGAGCGCCGGCCAATTCAAGGTAGGCGACGTGTGCGTGGGGCAGAACTTCGCCCGCAACACGGACCGCAACGGCGTTGAATGCGAAATTCTAGCGCTGGACGGCGTGCGCGAAAGCCGGGGCGTTAGCGGCGTGGTCGGCACGTGGTGGAGGGTCCAGTGGGCGGACGGGAGGGTATCGAACGCCCGCACCGTGAACCTGCGCCGCAAAGAACCGCCGAAGCCCGCGCGCGAAATCGACACGGTGGTGAGCTGGTCGGACTGCGCCTGGTCGCCTGAACGGGTGCCGGCATGAACGTCTACCTGGTCGCAGTGCGCCGCCAGGACGGCGCGAAGGAACTGTATCGCATCGCCGGCGCGCCTTCGTTCGCTGCTGCGGCTTGGGCGGCGCACGACAGCGGTTTCCGCACCGTGCTGGTGCTGATGCAGCCGATCGCCACCGGCGTGAAGGAAACCGCGTGAGCCCCTACATCATCGGCGTGGACCCAGGCGCCGCTGGCGCGCTGGCGCTGCTCGACATGGAAGCTGGCCGCATCATCGAAGTGCGCGACATGCCGGTGCACCAGGTGACGATCGGCAAGACAAAGCGCAAGCGTGTGGACCTGCACGGCCTTGTCGACATCATCCGCAGCTGGGCGCTGTGCTACGGCCCGCACGCATTTGTCGAAGAAGTGCACAGCAGCCCGATGGATGGCCCGGTCGGCGCGTTCGCGTTCGGCGAAGCGTTCGGCGCGGTCAAAACCGCGATCGCCGGCGCGGACATCCCGTTGCAACTCATTCGGCCGCAAGAGTGGAAAGCGCACCACCGTTTGATCGGCAAGGACAAAGACGATTCACGCCGCCTGGCATCGCAGCTGCTGCCGGCCGCCAGCGCGCACTGGGCGCGCAAGATGGACGACGGGCGCGCGGAAGCCGCCCTTATCGCCCTGTACGGGGCTTCCACTCTTAGGGGGAAATCTTGAAGCGGAAACTTACGCCATGGTTTGGCGGCAAAACGAAGCCAGCGCGCGCTGGCGTGTACGAACGGGACTACGCCACGGCGCGCTACGCGGCGGATCGCAGCATCGGCATCGCTTACAGCTTCTGGAACGGTGAGCACTGGGGACTTTTCAGCAAAACTGCTGCAGGCGCGCAGGCGGCGAAAGACTGTAAATCCAGTCACCCTTTCCTGGCCTGGCGCGGCCTGGCCAAAAACCCGAACGCTTAAACGACACTTCGGAGGTGAATATGCCGCTGTGGTTGTGGGACTTCTTCGCGTGCTGGGGAATCGCCAGTGCTGTTTGCTGTTTCATCGTGCTGGCGATCTGCGCCCGCCTTTATCAACTGAACCAACTTTTCGAAGACACCTATCTATGATCCCCGAAGACTTCACCTTCTACGCCGCTCTGGCTCTCATCGTTACGGTGGCCGGCGCCATCATCCTGTTCGACGCGTGGCTGGACCGGCGCGATGCTGATGCGGAAGACTGCTGCCCACCGGGCTACGGCTGCGACAAATGCTATTACGGGCTGGGGAAATGAGCGCGGAAGCCCGCGCCCATTGCAAGCGCATGCCGGGCGATCCTGAAGGCGTGTGCGACTGGATCGAGTGCCCGGTCGGTTACGGGTCCGCGAGCCAAGTGCACCCCGAAAGCGCCCTGCCCTCGCAAGCCAGCGGCGTGAAGTACGACGGCGGCAAGATCCGGTATTCGCTGCTGCCGGCCGGCGCTGTCGCCGAAGTGGTGCAGGTGCTGGAGTTCGGCGCGCGCAAGTACGCCCCTGACAATTGGAAGCACGTGCCCGACGCGCGCACCCGCTACTACGACGCCAGCATGCGCCACATCGACGCCTGGTGGAATGGTGAGCGCCTGGACCCCGAAACGAACCTGCCGCACCTCGCGCATGCGGTGTGCTGCCTGCTGTTCCTGATGTGGTTCGACACGCAGCGCCAGCTCGCGGTTTCTGCTGTGCACAGTGATGCGAAAACCACAACGCATTGCGACGAATCGGCGTACAAATGCGCGTCCGACACCGAGCACGAATGGGTCCTCCAGAACGGGACCAACGACATTTTCTGCCGGCGCTGCCTCGCCCCTTACGAAAAGCCGTGAGTGAAGATGCCCTGCACCCGTATCAGCTGGAAGGCGCCGACTACCTGGCCGGAAAGCGTTTCGCCCTGCTCGCCGACGCCATGGGGCTCGGCAAGACGGCGCAGGCAATCCGTGCAGCGGACATCCTGGCCGCGAAACGCATCCTGGTGCTGTGCCCGGCCATTGCCCGCGTTAATTGGCTGCGCGAGTTCGATAGGTTTTCGCTATTCGCCCCGCCAGCCCGTGCGTTGTTCGGGCGCAACGACCCGCCAGGCGCCGAGCACGTCACGGTGTGCAGCTACGACCTGGCGAGCGAACACCGTAAGGCGCTGGCCGCGATCGCGTGGGACGTCATCATCTGCGACGAAGCCCACTACCTCAAATCTGCGTCAGCTTCGCGGACAAAAACCGTCCTGGGCCGCTACGGGCTGGTGCATCGCGCGAAACGCCTATGGCTGCTCACCGGAACGCCCATGCCTAACCACCCGGGCGACCTGTGGGTGTGGCTGCGCACCGCCGGCCTTACCCCGCTTAACGAGCGCGAGTTCATCGAACGGTACTGCGATGGCCGCGTAACGCCGTTCGGCTTCAAGGTGACGGGTGCCAAGCAATCGAAGATCCCTGAGCTACGCGGGCTTCTTTCCAAATTCATGATCCGAAGGACCAAACAACAAGTGAGCATTCAGTTACCCCCCATTTCCTACCACGGTGCCGTCGTGGAAGCCGGCCCGGTCGACCTGGAAGTCAAAATGTACGACCTGTGGCGGCGTGCCGGTGGCGACGAAAAGCTGGCCGCTGTGATCGACCGCCAGGAAGCGACCTTCCAAGGCATGATCGAAACGCTGAAGAACAGCCGCACGCCGATGCGCGACATGCTGCCGTTGATGGAAGCGGCCGAGAAGTCGATGCCCGAGCTGCGCCAGTTCACTGGCCTGGCGAAATGCCCCGCCATCATCGAACAGGTGGGCGGTGAACTCGAACGCGGCGAAGTCGACAAGATCGTGTTGTTTGCCGTCCACAAATCGGTGATCGAAACGCTGCGCGACGGCCTGAAGAAGTTCAAGCCCGTGACGCTCTACGGCGGCACGCCAGCGGCGAAGCGGCAGGACCACATGGACCGTTTCCAGAAGGACCCGCGCTGCCGGGTGTTCATCGCCAACATCCAGGCGGCCGGCACCGCCGTGACGCTCACTGCCGCGCACGAAATCGCGCTGGCCGAGTACGACTGGACGAACGCGAACAACGCCCAGGCCATCATGCGCGTGCACCGTATTGGCCAGGACAAGCCCGTGCGCGCCCGGTTTTTCAGTCTCGCCAACAGCACCGACGAACGGGTGGCTGAAGTATTGCGGCGCAAGATCAAAGATGAGCTATCAATCTTCGGAAGTTGATAGAAATAATTATGTTGCAGTTTCGTTGCGGAAATCGAAATGGCTGTTCATAATCAACACTGTTGTACGAGCATTCCTACATAAAAATCCGACAACACTTACAAACCTGAAAGGATAGAAAGCAATGATCGAAGTGAAACTGACGTTCGCGACCCAAGCCGAACTAGTAGCGTTCTTCGCCGACGCCGGCCCGCAGCTTGTCGCAGTCGCCCCGGCGCTGAACGACATTCCGGCCGAAGTGCAGGAAGCCGCCGCGCCGAAGAAGACCCGCAAGAGCAAGAACGCCGAAGCCGAGCAGGCCCAGGCAGAACCGGCCGCCGTGGCGCCGGCACAAGAAGCCACGGCTGAACCCGAAGCAGTCGCCAAAGAAGCCGCCCCCGCCGCCGAAGGCGTGCAGGACAAGTCCTACACCGTGGACGACGTGCGCAAGGCGCTGCAAGCCTACGTGGGCCGCACCGACTTCGCGACCGGCACCGCCCTGGTGAAATCGTTCGGCGCCTCGCGCATCACCGAACTGAAGCCGGAAGACTACGCCGCCTTCATCGCCAAAACCCAAGAACAGGCAGCCGCTTAATCATGCTTCCAGCCCACTCGAAAATCGGCGCCAGCTCCAGCAAGCGTTGGCTGTCGTGCCCCGGCAGTATCGCGCTGTCCCAAGGCATCCCGAACCGCGGCAGCCAGTACGCCATGGAAGGCACCGCAGCGCACGAACTGGCCGAAATGTGCCTGAACGAATATTTCGATGCGCAGTATTACGTGGCCATCAACCACGTCATCACCGTGCACCAGGACGGCACCGACTACCTGTTCCCCGTGACGCAGGAGATGGCCGATGCCGTGCAGGTGTATCTGGATTTCGTGCGCAAGGACGAGCCGTTCGACACGCTGGTGGAAGTGAAGTTCCACTTGAAGGAACTGCACGAAGGGCTGTTCGGCACTGCGGACTGCGTGCAGTGGTTCGCCGACGAAGCGAAGCTGCGCGTGATCGACTACAAGCACGGCCAGGGCACGCCCGTCGAAGCCGAGGGCAACCCGCAGGGCATGTACTACGCCCTTGGCGCGCTTACGGCGTTGCGATTTCCTGCACGCGTTGTTGAAATCGTAATTGTGCAGCCCCGTTGCCCGCATGGCGCCGGCCCGATCCGCAGCTGGACGATCGGCGTGGACGAGCTGCTGGACTGGCAGGCGGATCTGCTGGACGGCGTGAAGCGCGTGGAACACGCATCGCGCCTGCACGACCCGGCCAGCTTCGAGAAGCTGCCGAACATCGCGGCGCAGTGGGCGGACGGCTACCTGGCGTCCGGCGACCACTGCAAGTTCTGCCCGGCCGCAGCAGTGCCCGGTCGGTGCAGCGCGATCGCTGAGAAGCAGCAGGCGCTGGCGCGCGTCGAGTTCGCGCCGATGGTCGACTACGACCCGGCGAAACTGGCGCAGGCGCTGCTCGACATCCCGGCCGTGGAAGCACGCATCAAGGCCATCCGCGAATTCGCGTACGCCGAGGCCGAAGCCGGCCGCGCGCCCCCGGGCTGGAAGCTGGTGGAGAAGCGCGCGACGCGCAAGTGGGGCGGCGAAATGGCGGACGTGATGGCCGCGCTGCACACCGCCGGCCTGCTCGCCGACGAGATCGTGGAAAGCAAGATCAAGTCGCCCGCGCAGATCGAGAAGCTGCTGCCCAAGGAACACCGCAGCATTCTCGCCGAACTGACCGTGAAGGAATCTTCCGGCCATACGCTTGCCCCCGCCGAGGACAAGCGCGCAGCAGTGAAACAATCGGCACAACTCGACTTCCTCGACAACTAAACGAAAGAGCGCACTACCATGACCGCAACCAATACCTGCTTCGTGTCCGCAAAAACCGGGTCCCTCATCACCTGCGAAGGCCGCCTGTCGTACGCGC